CCGTTGGACGCTATTTTTAATCTTGTCGTATCTGTTCCAGTCGTGCTTGATTCAATAAACAAATCGCCTGTAGAGGCATTTTCACGACCCATTGACCAATGATAGTCTGAGCTATATCCAAATCTAACTTGTGATTGTTCGGATAGGACACCTGAGTAAACTGCGGCTCTATCCGCCGTGACCGTACCCGTGACATCAATTCCGCTAGCATTGATTGTTAATTTGGTGGCACCAGCTTTTTGAAGCAGCAGATCACCAATGCCAGCCTGATTGATAATTGACTGGGTGGAGGTATGAACCATTGTCAAATCTTGACTGTTACCCAGGCGAATCATCTCGTTATCGCCCAGCGTAATTTGGTCGATATTTAATGAAGTCAAACGCACTTTGACATTCCCGCCTGACCTAACAGCAATAAGGTAATCGCTGCTAACTAATGGCGTACCATCACTTAACTCTGAAATTTTTGACATGGTGTTTTTCTCCGAGCGCTATTCGTTTGGGTATAATTTTGCATAACGTGCAATTTTTGGTTGTTGTAGATCGACATCGAATCCAGGCATTTCCAGGTATAGATATTCGGCTCCTGGGTAATCTGCAACCGATAAGGTGAGCACGTCGTTTGCTTCAACAACCCGCTCGTACTCACCGATCACCTGTTCAGTACCATCCGCAAATCTAACGCCGACCGTGATCATGCTATGTTCTCCACGGTGCCGTAGAGCTTGGGGCAGGTGACAGTTAGGTTTGTGTATTGCGCCGAATTTTGTGCATAGATCCGATAATCCCTGGCGACGGTTGTTGAACCAAAGCTGGCAATAAGCGGCACCGTTGCATAGGTGATTGAAGTGCCGTCAAGAATTAATGATTGCTTACCTTGCCAGGCTGAATCAGGGTAAGCGCCTGATGCTGTAAATTGACTGGGCGAGAAATACATCGTCGCGCCATTGGCATAATGCGGCGAGGATCCAGACCCAAACGAAACCTCAATGTTTGTTTTATCTGTTGCGGCCTGATAACTAACGCCGATGATTTTGCCAATTTGTGCGGCTGTTGGGTTAGTGTTTGGCGCGATTGCGCCGTTGTTATCCATTTGATCCGTGACGTTTCCAGGGATGGTGTAGACCTCAACGTAACCACTGACGGGGGTGCTTAAAAGCGTCACGTCTCCAATGGCGACCGCCTCAAATCCGAGGCTCTTGCGAGATGCCCAGTACCAAATAGTATGCGTATCTAAGCCGGAGCCGCTTGATCGCCTAGATTGAATTTCAAATGCTAAAGATAATCGGTGCCTTTTCGATACAGAGTTCTCAGGCGCTGGAATTGAAAACGACGCCATCACGGTCGGGTTTGGTGTTCCTGAGTTGTCAAAACTCACGTTAGGCGTTGAGGATAATGGGTAAACTTCTGTCACCTCGCCTGAGATCTTGCCAGCATCAAAGCCTGTGACCGCGCCTGTGATGTTGGTCACGTTTAAATCTGTAGCAGTCAATGACCCCGTCAAGGTTGCGCTGCTGGCAGTTAATGCCCCCGCTGGCGTCACACTAAACTCAGCACTAGCGAAGGTTTCATTTCCGAGATATATGCCGTTTGAATCTGCCTTGAAAACGCTTTCGCCAGATCCGATCTTGATGTCGTTGTTGATCGTTGCCGAGTCGGTGATCAATGATCCGGCCGTGATAATACCTGGCACGTCTAGATTGTCAGTTCCCAGTGTGCCGGTGACGTTTTCGCCGGTGAACGTGAACGCGGTTGAGGCGTCTACAGTTCCGGCAATATTTACACCCGTGGCATTTACAACACCGGCAGGGGTCACGCGAAACGGTGCCGATGCAAAAGTTGCGTTCCCGAGATAAATACCATTGCTGTCAGCTTTAAAAATACTGTTGCCAGTTCCGATCGCAATGCTTGAGCTTAAAGTCCCTGATGTTGCGTTGATCTCGCCGCTCACTTTCGCATTCTGGAATTCAACATTGCCAGAGGTCAGGATTTGCCAACCGCTAGTATCGGCAACGTAGTTCGTGCTCTGTAAGGTATTGGCAAACTTATCGACCGTGACCGCATCGTTTGACAGCCTTGCAGTAGTAATTGCGTTCTCAGCGATTTGGCTTGTATCTACGCCGCTGGCCTTAATGATAAGACTGGTCACACCGCCGACGGTTTCGGTGTCGAACATCACGCCATCGATCTGCAAGCGATCAGCCGAGATCGTGCCGGTGCTGATCAGATCACCTGAAACGATTACGTCAGCTCCGAAATAAATCTTGTCAGCCGTAACAGTGAAAGGCTGGATCGGCGTGTCAGCGGTTGAGTCAGGCGAGACGATCGAGAATTGATCGGCAACGACCGCAAATTCAGAGAATGGCGTCGACCCTGCGGTCGTGCTTAATAGGCCAAATCCAGTGATGCGGTTGTTGTTGTCAATCTTGACGCCATAATTTGCTTCGACCCCATCGATTGAGTTCGACTGCGTTGTGATCGTCGCAGTGTTGCCGCCGACAGTTGTGGTCAGTGCGGTCAAGTCCTGGGCAGTCGTAGATACCTGGTTATCGATAACCGATACAGTTGTCGATAAGGTTGACAGCGCGCCAGCCGTGGCGGTGACGCCGTTTGCTGGATCGTTAACCGTTGACTCAAGCGCCGTCAGTTGTATCGCCTGGGTCTGTATGCCGTCCTCGTTGGCGAAGGTTTGCACCGTCAGCGAATCAATTGCGGCGGATGAGCCGCTCACAAAATCCGTCAGGTCTTGCAGTTGCACAGTTCCAGAGCCTGTTTCTAAATCGATCAGGTTGTCGTTTTCGTCTTCCGCTTCTGTTCTAAAATGAAGGTCTTCAACATAAGTGGCGTTTAAGGTCGTTACAGCGCCAGAGTTAACTAAAACACCGTCTTCAGTATCAGAGACCCTGGTAGTCAAGGCGCTGACCGCGTTAGCTGTTGCAACGACGCCCGTTGTCGCATTGTCGACGGTAGATTCGAGCGCAGTAATATCGCCCGCATTCGTCACAATCGAGCCTTCAGCGGCATCGACTCTTGTGGTCAAACCGCTAACAGCCGTCGATGACGCTTTCGTTGCGATATCAAGCTCGGCTTGGTCAAGATCCGCAGTTAAGGTCGTGATATTGCCGGAGTTAACGGTTGTCGCGTCTTCGGTATTCGTGACGCGGGTGGTCAGGCTTGAGACCGCGCCAGCGTTTGCGACGACGCCGGTCGTGGCGTTGTTGACCGTCGATTGAAGCGCCGTCACGGATCCGCTAAGGCTTGTGATGGATCCGCCCTGAGCGATCGTCAGCGTATCGAGCGCGCTGATAGCGCTTGAGTTGGCTGTGACATTTCCGTCAGTTGTCGCCAGGTTCGCGGTGAGGTTGGTGATGTTTACTTTGTTGTCGGCGATGTCCGCATCTTTGAACGATACCCAGGCGGAGCTGTCCCAATAATAGGGTGCGTTCCCATCGTCGGAGTCATACCAGCGTGAAAATTGAGGTATCGGATTTGGGATCCCGCCCACACCGGCTACAGGCTCGGTCGCCTGGATATAGATATCACTTACGCCCGACGTTAAATCAATAATGGCATCTTCAAGTTGGCTGAGGTTGTTAGCGACGGTGTTAATTGAAGTGTTTAGCGTTTGATTGCTGTCGCTTACATAAATCGCCACGTCACCGAGATTCTGTATATCGACGACGGCAGCGCCGGTTTCAAGGTTAAGCACTTGACCGTTTTCAATTTCGACCTCAAGAATCTCTTGCGCCAGAACGCTATTTTTAACGTCCGCTGCTCCCATGACAGTTGTGCCGTCGGCGTCGACCAGGTTGACGGATATCTGCGCGCCGACCGTTGCGTTTGACTGTGGCGCGCCGGTAGTTCCAGAAACGTCGGCCCAGTTTACGCGCCCGACTGTTGCGAAAACGGTGGTATTGGGGTCGGCATTCGGCTCAAGGTTAGAGCGCGCGGCGGCATCGGTGCCGACGTTTTTGATTGCGCGCACCCAGTAGTATCGAACATCACCAGGCGCGACTGCATCAGCGGCGGTGCTGGCGTCATGCGTGAATTGTGTGCCATCGGTTTCGCCGATCTTCACCGCGCTTGAAAAGTTGCCGTTCGGCGATGCGTAAACGTAAACAGTCCCAAAGTCGGAAGGCTTGCCAGGGTTCACCCAGTTGAGCACGTTATTCTTCAAGCCAGCGGTAACGCTTAGACCACTAGGGCTGGGTACGCCTCGGAAAGCGTCGACGATGGTTCCGTCGGATGTAATTTGCGAGTAGGCCGCTGGTAATGGGTCGCCGTAGCTGGTTGATGAATCTTCGCGCAGCGTTAGGTTAACGCCGCCCTCATCGGAGAATGTCCAGCCGATACACTCGAAAACTTTTTGGCTCCAGCTTAATTCCTCAACGGTGACCTGGACCCGATCGCCCGCCGTGATCCTAAGCGCCGAAAGGTTCGCCGGAAATGAAATGATTTTTTGCTGGTCTGATAGCTGGATCAGTTTGTTGGCAATCCGCTGGGCCTGGTAGCTGTCGCTGACCATCGGCAATTGGATCTCTTTTTCGAGAACCTCGCCGTTGTCGCGTGTCACAGCGGTAGCCAATTGCACTTTTGGAAATTCCGTCGATTTATTGTTTGCCGCCGCGTCGACAAAAATGCCGCGAATGGTGTTGAATCGATCACTGCGTTCCAGGCTAGTCTTGATCTGGATCGCGCCGATCAAATCGTCCTCGGTCAGCACCTCGGTCGGCGCTTCGTAAATTCCGGCCTTAACGATATATTTGCCGTTCGAGTAAATCAGCCGACCGTTCATCGCCGACAGCAGTTTGTTTATATTCTTTTGATGGCTATCAGTTCCAAATAAAACACCGTTTGCTGTAAAGCGTTTTTGCGTCGCGCTGTTTGGTACGTCAACGTCAACGTCGCAACCATTTGCCGCTGTGATAACCGCCGCCCAATCAATCTTATTTGCAGCGATACCCATGCCGAGGGTCTGATCGATCAAGTAGTCGGTGACGCAAAGAGCGGGGTTTGTAGAGTAAGCAATATAAGCAGAGTTGTTTGGGCTGTCGCCAGCAGTTGCCGGATCGTTGTTGTTAGCAGTGACCTCAAGGCGCGGATCATAGACTTTCTTGCCTTGCACCAGGGCTTTTACATTTCCAGGCGAGTATTTTTCCCAAACCTCGGCAGAGTCCTCATTAAGGGTCCATTTCATCGCCAGGTAGGCAATGCCTTCGCCTCGATGATTAGATGTATATAAAGCAAACTTGTTGGTCAGCATCGGGTCTGATGCCTGTGAGGGCGCGCCCAAGTGCTTGTTGATGATGCAGATGGTGTTGGAGTCGATAGGGCCAAACGTGCCACCAGTCACATCTCCGGCAGTGTTGCTGCCGTTATTAAGACCCGCAGCGATCTGCGCGTTTGTAATGATTTCATCGTCGAAGTGAATGTCGGTGATGGCATTGACTTCGTGACCGGCAAGCACGATGGTCTGATAGAGGTCAGCGTTAGACGCGCCAGACAAAGCGATATAGCTGATCGGACCTGATACAAGCGCCTCGCCATAAATGATTTTCTGCGGTGCGACCGTTGTTTTAACGGTGGTCTGGCGGCTTGCGTCAGAATCCATTTGCGGCATTTCAATTTCAAACAGGCCCATCGCTTTTGCGGCGGCAATAGAACCGCCGACGACGACAGCCGCGCCGATAGCGACTGCGGTATATCCACCGACGCCAAGCCCAGCGATCGCCCAACCGATCTCAGCTAAAATTAAGCCTATAGCTTGCATAAATTCCAACCTGAATGAATATGCTGCCGTGGAATTCTTGCCAAGCCTTTCTTGACCAGGCACACCGCGACAATTCCGAGCTTGATGCCCATCAGTTGCCCCACCGGCGCTTTAACGATCACCGGCGAACCATCGGCAAGCGATTCAAAATCACGCGTAGGAGCGCCCAGGACGCTCGCAGCGGTGCGCTCTAAGTCGCCAAATCCGTCAATGATTTGGTCGGCGGCTTGCTCTGACTCATAAGCAAAGTCTCGCAGGTAATCGATGCCGGTCAATTCCTTAACTATGAAACCGGCAAACTGGCAGCAGTCGACAGATCCATAGTTAAACTCTGACTTTTCCCACTTGTTCAGCGCTTGGTGGATTTGCAAAATCATCAAAATAGCTCGATATTTTTATAATCATCCGGATCAATAACCGGCGCGCCCAAGTTGCTGCCGCCTGGCGTCCTAGATCCCCAGTTGATTTTCGCGCCTTCGATACGGTGCAAGAAATTGAAAAACAAATCGCCGGTTGATCGCTCCTGCTGCGCGGTGTTCGTGTACATAAGGTTTAAGGATTTGTTGAAGCGTGACAGTTCCGACTCTGCGACCAATTGGATTGCATCGCCGCCATCAGCGCCGACCGTCATGTTCATCTGATCCATGAAGCCCGCCCAGATCTGGGTCGGGGTATCAATCAGCACGTCATCTGTATCTAAGACGCCCAGGTAAACGGTGACGCCGTGGAGGTAATAGTCTTCAGTTAAAGCCGCGCCGCTGATCGTTGCGTCAAGCCCCGATAGCGTCAAAGTGATCGCGTAAGGGCTAACGTCAAGGCCTTCCTCGACCTGGCTAATGCTGCCGAGATCGCCAACGCCAAGCCAATCGTGACCACCCCAGGTATAACTGCCGAGCGAGTTGTGCAAGTAAACAGTGCCGCTCGGAAATTCCAGCTTGGCGAATGTAACGATCGCAACATTCTGCTGGGCGAGGGCGGTTGCAACTGCTGTCGGAAAGCCGCGACTCATGCGAGCACATCCTCGACGGCGTCAATGGTAAACGATGAAATCTGCCCAGGCTGAGTGTCCCAGCTTGCGGAGCTTGTGAGCATGAAAACGCCGAGCACAGGAAACAGGTAATCGATCGCAGCGCCGTCGACGGTCGGCTTTCGGATCGGCGGCGCGACAGGCACAGAGATCGTGCCAGTTCCGCTTGAATTGCAAGCGGCTGTGACCATGCAGAGCTGATTGCTAAATGCAATATAATCGCCAGGTTTGAAGTAATTTGTAACGCTTAAATCTGCATCACGCACGTTAAGCGTCGACCCTGTCTGAGCCGCGCCATTGACCACGATCGAATCGCTGACCGATGGCGCGCTGCCACGTCTGACAAATCCATGATCGGGTAAATAGAACCGGTGCTGCTGCCCGTTGAGCTTCGCCAGGAATGCTTGCATTTCGGCGCGGTTGTCGCCGGTCAGATTGTTAAATTGCAGCGATGCTTTCCACAACGAACCCTTGCGCTGCACCGTTTGCACCGCGTTCGTGAGAGGGCTTTGGAAAGTCCGAGTATTGGTTATCAGCTCAAAGGCGTTTGCCGATGGCGTTATCGCTGGGAATGTGTAGGTGGTCATGCGAACCGCTTCCGTCTGATCAGATCTTGAATTGTCATGACGGTCTGCTGACTGGTTTGCTGCATGGCTGCGCGGATCTTCATGTCGACCGAGGCATCTGCGCCCTTGGCGTCGATGTTGTTGACGATGGTTATGCCTCCCATGCCTTGACCTTTGGTGTGGTCAATGACGGATTCATTGGGATGCAACACACTAAAAAAACCGCCACGTCCATCGACGCCGCCAGATCTTGAGCCGCTGCCAGTGAAGCCGCCGCCCTCAAACGATTGCGCCTTGATCTGAGCGACCTGGCCCAGACCGCTGGCGACTGTAGCCGCTGCCATCACAAAGTTGAGCGGGGGAGGGTAGCTACTCATTGCTAGGGTTGCGCCCTGGTAGGTTTGCATGATCGCTTGTGCGATCTGGAAGGCCTTGTTCATTGCGAACAGCTTCTTGTTGTTTGATGCAATTCCAGCGAATTGGTTGCCTAGTTCGCCAATGACGTGCGCTGTCTGATCCGTTGCAGACTTCATTTCAAATTCTTTTCTTTTCTTTGCTCCTGCTGCGGCTTGCCCTTGAAAAAAGGTCAGCTTTTCTACTAATTCGCTTCCATTCTTATTCGCATCATCAAGCATGACTTTCGCAGGTGAATTCTTAGCAATTTCTTCAGCCATCCTTCTACTTGATGCAACGATCTCGTCAAAGGTTGCCTGAATGCCGACAGATGGCAATGGTTGGCTCATTAAATTGGCAACATTTTCAATTGCACTGCTGATAGAAAAATCCAGATCTGCCGACATATCTGACATTTTGTTGGTATCAATCTTATCCATGCCAAACACTGATGCCAAAGTATTGTATTTATCGGCTAGTGATCTAAAAACAGGGTCAACCTTATCAACGACGACTTGCGCCATTTCCAGCATTTTTACTTTGAGTTGAGAAAAACCTAATTGCAGAAAAAAGATTGCATCTGCAAATTTTCCATACCCTGAGAGCAAAGCACCGACAACCCGTTCGCCTATGCTTCCGAAGTCTTCGTTGTCTAAAGCTGCTTGTCTAAAGTTATCTGCGACCGCCATGATTAACGGTGAAAATGATGTAGCGAGTTGATTGCCCAAGCCGGTAAATACGGTCTTGGCTCTATCTACTGCATCATTTGCAAGTTCAATTTTTGCTGCGTCAACGCGATTAACAGAAATCCCAAGGTGCTCTGCTTCTTTTGCAACAGCGGCAAGCTCACTAGATCCGCCGCCGAGCATGTTTAAAACTGCCACGCCGCGAGAGCCAAAAAGTTCAGTTGCGATTCTGACTTTGTCTGCCTGAAGCTCGACGCCTTGCATCGCGTCGGCAACCTTCAGCATCTGTTGATCAACCGGCATTTTTTCTAATACGCCAGCACTTAACCCTAATTCAATCAAAGCATCCTTTGCGATGCCGGTGCCATCGGCAGCGTCAGAGACTCCGACCGCAAGATTCTGAAGTGATTTTTCTAAAGTTTTATTCTCAACACCTGAAAGGTTGGCAGCGTGTTGAAGTCCGGCGAGCGACTGCGTTGCAATGCCCAGGCGATCTGACACCTTGGCGAGTGCGTCGACGTTTTGCATCGACATTTTGGTAAGGGCAATACCGGCGGCGATGCCGACGGTTGCGAAGGCCGTTCCGATCTTTGCAATCTTTACGGTTGCAGCAGCGGCAGAGTTGCCGACTGATTTGAACGCGGCGGCTGTCTTATCCTTTGCTGTTAAAACTGTATTATAAGTCGCCGCCACGATCTTCGTTCCTTAGTTTGAAAAATGCTTGCCATTCAAAAAATTCAATTTCAGAGATGGTTTCAATCTCTGCGACCGTCTTGTTCAAATGCTCGGCAAGCTCGAACATGAACCACCGCGCGCGGTCGCCTTTTAGTTTCCCTCAATCTCCTCTTGGCTTGGTTGCAGTTCCGCAATCTCACCAGCAACCCTGATCAGCACATCAGGGTCGATCGATCGGCACATTTCAAAAAGATCAGCTTTTTTGAAGCAGGGGTTGCCTTCGCCATCAACCAGGTAATAAATTAACGAAAGCGCCAAGCCTTCATCCATTTGGTCGCCGGTCAATTTCTTTTGGATTTCCATCTTCTTTTTCACGCTGATCTGAGGGCGCACGAAAAAAGTGCCGCCCCATTCTGCGATCGTTAAAGGCTTCGGATCAGCCGACAGAACGCCATCGAAATGCGCTTTCGCAGCATCCATAATGCTCAAGGATTGGTGCCAGTCGTTAGAGCACCAGTGCCTTGCAGCGTGATGCTTGCCTCGATTAGTCCGTCAAAGCTGCTTGATTTGTTGTGGCCTGTAACAATCGCCGAGCCGGTGTAAAAAGTTTCACCTGCTGCAACACCAGTCATTTGAAACTTAACGACGACAGGATCACCACCTGGGCTTAAAGCCGTCTGGCCGTCTGTATCCGTGGGATCCCAATTCACATCAGCAGAGCCTGTCCAGCTTGTGATCGTTGGAAGGTGCGTTGCAGCCGTGACACCCATCGTGGTGGTCTCGACCGTCGCCGCGCTCACGTCAATTGAAAATGTTTTAACATTTGCAACAGCTCCAGAGCCTGCAACTGATATCACACCATCATTACCTTTATAAGTTGCCATCGTTTTCGTCCTCTACTTTTTGAATTTTCTTAGCCGCCTTTTTGGGTGGCACCTCGTTGGCTGGCTTGTAGCCAGAATTCTTCATTGATTCGACCTGGCTTGGATGCACGTCGATCGTTACTTTGCCGCTTGGTGATGTCATCAGCATTTCATTGCCCTCACAGCGCCACGTCGGGCGCGTTGTTCGCGGTGCGGTATTGCACATCGAACGTCATTGTCACAATTCCGATCGGTTGATCACCTTCGCCGCTCAGTTGAATATCGGTGCCGGTCAAGAAAATATCTTTTGCCAGGCCGTTGATCTTTGTATCAGCCGCCAGAGCGGTCTCGACCTCTTTCGAGATCGTGTCAAGCGTGTCATCTGTGTTCGCTGTGCCTTTCGCATATCCCTCGATCGTCAGTGTTAGTTCTCTTGCCAGTTCCGGCTGCGCGCCCATCTGATCCGGCTCGCTTGTTTCGCTATTCGTAAACACTAAAAGCCCTGGCAAATTGTTCGCGGCGAGAGGGTACACGCGCGACTGATAGACCTTGCTGCCGGTCGTGGTCAATCCGGTCAACGTGGTCGCCACGCGCTCCCTGATCTGCTGTCGAACATGGTTCGCCATTTATTGTTTCTCAAGCGCGATTTCGCTTATGCCAGTGCCGTCGGGTCTGATCCCGATGACTTTGTAATTTATTCCTGAGATTCCGATCACGTCGCCGTGAGCAATTCCAGGCACTTTTGAAGTCTCGACCGTGATCACCGGTTGCGTCGTCTCGACGCCAACCGTGCCACCGTCTTCAAGATAAAACTCGTTGCGAAAAATAACAGAGATCGAACTA